TATATAAAATACTCATTAGACAGCCGCTTTTTTGGTTACTCAGTTATCCAATTTGGGGACCGAGTAGGAAAGGGCTTCGACTACATTAAGTTAGTGCCTCGCGAGTATGTATATCCCCAAAAAATGGCGGTACGCCAAAGCCCGTATAGCAACACGCCAATAGTCCCAATAAAGACGGGTAAGTATGCGGCTTGGACTCAATTTGTAGGAAAACGAGGGGACGACCTGGGGCTATTAGCCAAGGCGGCGCCTATGATGATATATAAAAAGACCACTCAAGGCGCTTGGGCTGAGTTTTGCGAGCTTTTCGGGGCTCCTTTTAGGCTTGGTAAAACTGACATCCGAAACGACGACCTCCGAGAGAACATGTATTTTATGTTGGAAAACATGGGCCGCAACGCTTACGGAGTTTTCAGCCACGACGACGAGCTCGAATTTATAGGAGACAAAAAAACGGACGCTTACGAGGTGTACGACAAATTAATAGAGCGAGCCAATAGCGAAGTAAGCAAATTAATTTTAGGCTCCACAATGGTAATGGACGCGGGCAGCTCAAGAAGCCAGGCAGAGGTACATGAGAGAACTTTAGGCGCTATAGATAAAGACGATAGTTTATTTATTCAAGAAATAGTTAATAACGACTTAATACCATGGCTTAATAAATACCACGGCTTTAATATAACGGGTTACTGGAAGTGGGACGACGCCGAAAAAATAAGCAAGGCCGAACAATTCGAGCGAGATATTAAGCTAATACAAACGGGAAAATACAACGTCCCAGCGGACTATATAACAGAAACCTACGGCGTACCATTGGAGGAGGTAGAGGACCAAGAGGCCGAGCCCGAAAATTTAAGCAACTCTTTAGAGGTAAAAAAAAAAGCCCTTTCCATATTAGATAATGAGCCTTTTTGTGGCGTCTGTGGAGGGGTAAGCCACGACCTGGACAACCTAGGAGACGAGGACGTCCCGCCAATAAATTGGGACGAGGTAACCATTAACGACATGATAAACGGCGTATATAGTGGAAAATACACCGCTGAAAACCTCCCCGAAAGCGTTTATTTTAGGATTGCCAAGGAGCTAACTAAAGGAATGGACAAAGGTTTGAGAGCTGTAGGCAAAGACGCCGACACTTACGACAAGGATTTTTTAAGAAGCTTAAAGCATAACGCCCACGTATTTAGCGGGGCTAAGACCTTCCAAGAAGTCCGAGAAATGAGCGACTTTATAGCTGACAACCAAGGCCGCCGCGTACCTTTCAAGGAGTACGAGGCAAAAGCTCGGGAAATATTCGCCGACTTTAACGAAACATATTTAAAAACTGAAATTTTCCAAGCTGAGAACTCGGCAACCATGGCTAGCAAGTGGCAAGACATCGAGGAGGACAAGGATATTCTACCAATGTTAAGATACCAAACGGTAGGGGACGAGCGAGTAAGGCAAGACCACAGACCCCTGGACGGCGTTACCCGTCCCGTGGATGATCCTTTTTGGGATACTTACTACCCACCAAACGGCTGGCGCTGTAGGTGTGAGGTTTTACAGGAGGACGAGGACGAGGAGGCCACAAAGCTGGGAGGCGTTAAGCTCCCCGACGTACCGCCAAGTATGCAAATAAACGTCGGTAAAAAGAAAGTTTTATTCGGTCCCGAGCACCCTTATTTTATAGTGGAGGACCAATTTAAGGAGCTAAAAGACAATAATTTTGGTTTACCTATTCCAAAGGAGGCTCAAATAGTAACGCCAGCGGAGGACGTTTTTAAAGAATTAAAAGGCTATAGGGGTAAATGGAAGCACGGAACTTTAACAGGCGAGGCGTTAGAACAACAAAAAACTTTTGAATATTTTACGGGCCAAAAAATACCCGATATACTATTTAAAAACTTTAACAATAAAGTAACAATAGACAAAACAATAGGCAGCGGACAATATAGGCCATTTGAAAAAAAAATAAGATTAGGTAGAGGAACTAGGAGATGGTCAAAAGGCGACTATTACAAAACAAAAATAATAGCCCACGAAATGGGCCACGGAATACATTTTAATAAAAATATTGTAAGTTATGGTAACTTAATGAGCGACGAATTTAGGGAGCTTTACAATTTTGCTAAAAAGGAATTTAAAAGCATAAGCGGTAAAAAACCAGGCGAATATTTATATAAAATAGAAAACGACTATATTATAAATAGAAATAAAACAAACAGCGACGACGCCGAAAAATGGGGCGCTTTTGTAGATACTTTAGGAGACTTAACAAAAGGACGCTATGGCGAGGGACACACAAAAAAATACTATAAACAAATGGAAGGCATGGAGCTTTTCGCCCATTTAAGTGAAAATTATTTTGTAGGGAATAAATATTTTAAAAAGTATTTACCCGAAACGTACAAAAAAGGTATTCAATTTTTTGATAAAATTTTAAAATAATGGACAGATACGACGACAAAGTTATAAAACTACAAAAGGAATATTTAAAAAAACACCCTAACGCTGAAAACCCTTTTAAATGGAGCCAACAGTTTGATATAACAGAGATTTATAACAAAGTAAATAAAGCAAACGGGCGAACTGTAGAAGTTAAAGAGGACTTTAAATCCATGGACGGCGGCGAATTAATATATATTGACTAAATGGCAACCTACAGCGGAAAAGACCCACTAAGCAGAGCAATAAAGGACGACGCCAGGGCCGTGGTTAAGCAGTTTACGGGCATAATGAAAGCCATAGGAAATATAGTAGTAAATGAAACTAAAACCAATTTTGTACGTGGTGGGTTTATGGACAGGAGTTTAAAAACTTGGAAGCCTAGAAAAAAGCCCGACGAAGGCCGCGCTATTCTTGTTAAAAGTAGCATGCTTAAAAAAAGTATTAGGCGTATAAGCGTAAGCAGTAAAAGGGTAACAGTAGGCTCCAAAGGTAAGGCGGCAGTTTACGCGGGAGTCCACAACTACGGGTTAAAAGCTGGGGGGCGTAAAACAATGGCGGGCCCTGGTTTGTTTGCAAATAGCGGAGGTTTTACGATGCCAAAGCGCCAATTTTTAGGAGAGAGCCACACAACTAATAAAAGAATAGTAAAATTATTAAAAAAGAAAATTAAAAAAGGCTTTAAGTAATGTATAGATTTTTAATTGAAGATATTATAACAAAAGTCGGGGCCGAGCTCCCCGAGTTTAAAACCGTGGCTTTATTTAATGACAATTTTAACAAAGCCGAGATAGGGTTAAAGGATCTAGTAAAATTCCCAGCTTTATATATAAGTTTTCCCGAGGGCGTGGACTACTCAGACAATGGGGCGGGAGTTCAAAAAACTAACGAGCTTAAAATAAGGTTTTATATAGCCAAAAGCATAACGAAGGGGAGGGCTTCCAATAGCACCACGGTTTTAGATTTATTGGACCTAAAACAAAAAGTTTATAAAGCTTTCCAAGGGTATAAGTCAAACGGTTTTAATACATTTAAAAGAAGGTTTGAAGAAATGGACGAGGACAGGACTAACTATTATGTATTTATTCAAGACTATACCACAGACCTAATAGACGACACTAAATATATCGACGGCGGGGCAACCACCCACCAAATAACGGCCTTAGATATTACGGACGAGGTAGTTATAAACTCGGCAACTAAACAAGGAATAAGAACGGCAAAAAATGTGAACGACAATGGCTAGAAGTATAACGACAATACAAAATGAAATAATAGCGGCAAAAACAGCCGACTCAAATTTAAACAGCCTTAACAGCCCCAGCGCTGTAGCCATTTGGCGGCTGTGGTCTCGAATTATTGCGGGAGCTATAGAAACTCAAGAGCAACTTTGGGACGTTTTTAAAGCTGAGCTCGAGCAAATAGCACGGGAAGCGGTCCCAGGGACAGCGGACTGGCTACAAAAAAGGGTTTTAGAATTTCAATATAGCGCCACCAACCCCCAAGTGATTAGCGTAATAGACGGAAAGGCCACCTATTCAACTATTGACGCCTCTTTACGCATTGTAACACGCGCGGCAGTAGTTGAGCAAGTTAATAATAGAGTTTTAGTAAAAGTGGCTAAGGACGACGGAAGCGGAGGCCTCACGCCTTTGGCAGCTCAAGAAGTAAGCGCCTTAGTAAGCTATTTGGACGCTATAGGCTTTGTGGGAATAGCCATAGACACCTCGAGCCTATTCGCCGACCGCCTAAAGTTCCAAGGGACTATTTTTTATAATGGTCAATATGTAGAGGCAACGGTAAAAGCGGCGGTTATAACGGCTATAAAGGCTTATTTGTCGAGTATTTCAATAACAGAATTTGACGGAACAATAGTAAGGGAGGAACTAATTAACGCCATACAGGCAGTAACAGGGGTTACAGGAGTGGACACCCTTAACGTAATTTTAACCGCTCGGCCTAGCTCCATACCTTTAACGGGGGCGGTTGTAACAGTTCAAAGAACGTATATTACAGCGGCGGGATATATAATTCAAGAGGACACAGCGGGAAGCACATTTAACGATACTATAACCATGACACTAGAAAGTTAAAACTATGAGTATTTACAATTTAGACTATTCCATATTTGCTAATGAGTTTCTACCTCCCGACAAGCGGGGGACAGTTCAGAACGCTTGGCAAAAAGCACTATTAACACCCGAACAAACGTTACATAATGACGTGTTTTTGACCTATAGGCCCGAGGTAATAGCACGGAGCAAGCACAACGGCCAAAAGGTAATAATGGAAGCGGTTTTAAATGAGACTTTTAACATTGTTTCGTTACCGTTTATATATATTGACAACACAGGGGACGACGTTAACGCAATTACTTTTTTTAATAATACTGAGGGATACCCAGCGGTAACTTTTTACAATAGCAACGAAAGCCAGCCAGGAGTTTTTCTATTTAACACCACAGAGGCCAACACAAACAACGAGTTTAAAGTTTACGTACCAGCGGCAACTTATAACGCCCAAGGAGTGGCAAAAATAGCGGCAGAGGTGGACAGACTTAGACCATATTCAACTAATTACACAATAATATCTTACTAAAATGGCAAATTATAAAACAAAACAAAAAGACCTAAAAAATATAAGCGGGAAAACCGACACGGGAGGAGCTCCGCTATTTGCTAACGACTTTGTAAGGCTACAGCAAAACAGCAAGGCCGACGCTATAAACTTTCAAGAAGGCTTAAGGCGTAGGCTTGGTAATATGGCGTATTATAGAGGAGTTAACCCCGCCGAGGAAATGCACTCCTTTGGTATTATTTTAGCGGGTTGTACGTATAACAACAGCACGAGCGGGAGCGTAACACTAAGCGAGGGTTATATCTTAAGTGAGGGCGAAATTTGTTACTTTCCTGGGGCTACATATGTAGCAAGCACAGTGGTTTTAGGGGTTTTTTATTTACGTAAAGGGCCACTTTTAACGGAGTCCCGAGTTTTTTCGGACGGCGTAAACAAAGAGTTTTTAGTGGAGTATCAAGTGGAAGTTTTCCAGACTAATTGGACAGGATTTAGCCCAAGCCCCGAGCCATTAACCACGGCAGACTTAACAAAGGAGTATGTAGTAATAACAGCGGGAGCCAATCAAACAAGCCCAAACGCCAATTTTGCAGAAAAACGGTGCACTATAGATGCAGCTTTAGCCGTTACAAAAATAGGGGAAGAAAATAATTATTTGGCTTTTCAAGACGCCACACTAGCCTCGGGCTGGGCTTTGTCCTCTACAAATATTGGCTTGCGAAGATTGGGCGGCAAGGTAAACTCAGACGAAAGTTTTTTTATTAGTGGCTCAGTAACTAGAACCTTTTCGGGTGGAAATACGCCCGTGGATGTTTGTACCCTATCCAATCACAATAACGACACAAACCACGTTTTTTTCTTCCCAGTTACAGGAAGAGCCCAAGACGCAAAAGTTTACAATTTTGTATGCTCTATTGACGGCAACGGCTTAATAAAAGTCTTTACTATAGACGCCGCTAACTGGCCGACAGCTTTAACAGTTACACTATATTTTAACAATACTTTATGCTTAAGCGTAAATAATTGCTATAATAAAAGCTTTGCTTATAACAATAAATTTTTAGACATTACCCCTTAATATTGGGGTTGTTTTCAAAATAAAAATCTATTATCTCTCTCAAAAGGGCCGCGTTAGAAACGTCCCTTTTTTTCTTTTCCCTATCAAATAGCATGCGCCGCCGCCCGTGGAGCCATACTTTTATCTCTTTTTTAACACTCATTTTTATTGGTTTATTATGGACCAACTAAATACAGTTAAGCCCCCTTATTTGCACTAATTTAACTATTATTACTTTTATGTTTCACGACTTTACTTATATTAATAATTTTACACCTGGCCAAACGGCTGCGAAAATGAGCGTAAGGCGCCCAATTAACGCCGACCCTGTAAAAGGAATTAATGGGGACCAGTTCGCCAAGGAAATGGAATTTCTAGCAGCTAACGGAGTCCAAGAGGTGGTTATTGACATAAACAGTAAGGGGGGAAATATAAAGGAGGGGTTTAGTATTTACCAAAGTATTAAGGACTACCCAGGAAAGACCACGACCCGAGTAATAGGGATTGCGGCAAGCATGGCGGGAATGATAAGCCAAGCGGGAGACGAAAGAGTAATTTTAGATTATGGACTATTTCACACCCACGGACCACAGGCACCAGCGGGACAAAAAGCGGACGCCGCTTTAATTGGTATAATGAGGGGCAGCCTAAAAACAATATTAAAAAGTAAGGCATATATAACAGACGAGGAGGCCGAAAAGCTTTTAAACAGCGAAAACCTTTTCACGGCTGTAGAAGCTTTAAACCTTGGTTTTTTTGACCGTATCGAGTCCACACAAACGAGTATTAAATTAGACCTTTCGAACTCTTTAGACGAGCTTTACGAAATGGCTAACAATTTTATAAATATAAAAACTAACAAAATGGAGAAAGTAGTTTCTTTTTTAGGGCTGGAAAACTCAGCTAACGAGGAGGCCGTTTTAAAGTCCCTTGAGGAGCTTAAAAACAACGCCGAAAAGGTTTTAACGTTGGAAAACGAAGTAACAGAAAAAACCGACAAATTAAAGGAGTTAACCGAGTCTTTGGAGGCGAAAGCTTTAGAGGTTACAGAGTTAAAAACGGCGGCGGCTGAGGCGTTAATTAACGAGGCAGTAAAAAGCGGGAAGCTTAACAACGACTTAACAGCTAAGTGGTTGGAAATGGCTAAAAACGACCTTAACAGCACAAAAGAACTTTTGAGCGGTTTAGGAACTAGCCCAAAGGCTGAGGCAATCGAAAACGAGTTTAAAGCTGAGGAGTCGGAAAACCGCAAAGAGTGGGACTTTCAACAGTGGAGCCAGGACGCGCCTAAAGACTTAGAAAAAATGAAAAACGAAAGCCCCGAAAAATTCGAGGACCTTTTAAACGATTATATAAAATAAATAAAACAACTATTAAATACTTTTTAAAATGGCTGAACAAATCACAAAGCTTTTTAGCAAAGAAATACAAGAAAACTTATTTCCTGTAAACGAATTTTACAAGCAATCAAAACTAGATGCTAACGTTTCTTCACAGTTTGGAGTGGTACAAGTGCCACAGGCTGGGGCTTCCCCAACAGTAGTAAAGAACCCAAGTTCTTTTCCTTTGTCTGTTTCTCAAAGAACTGACGACGTATTAGAGTACAACGTGGACGCATTCGCAACAAACCCAATTCACATTGAGGACGTTAACGAGGCAGTAACTAACTACAATAAAAGACAGGACATTATTAAAGACCATGTAAAGGCTTTAAATACTAGAATAGCAGACGAAATGGCGTCTATTTGGGCGGTTACAGCGGCTACAAATAAGATTTTTACAACAGGGGCAAACGTACCAGCGGCGGCACCTTCAGCAACAGGAAACAGAAAGGGACTTGTTAGAGCGGATTTAGCTAAATTAGCTGTGATGTTTGACAAAGACGACTGTTTAGCAGACGAAAGGAATATTTTAATTTCAGCTAGTCAATACGAGGAGCTTTTAAACATTGAGTCATTTATAAACTTTGACTATGTAAACAGAAAGCCAGTAGTAGACGGACAAATAGGGGAAATTTTCGGAATGAAAGTTTTTAAAAGGTCTCGAAATACTATTTTTAACGGTTCAAACGTAAAAAAGGCAGTCGGAGCGGCGGGAGCGGCTACGGATAAGCTTAGTATTTTGGGTTGGTCGGACTCTTACGTAAGAAGAGCGGAAGGTTCTATAAAATTATTTTCTGACATTGACAGCCCTATGTATTTAGGTTCTATTTTTAACGGTCTTGTAAGAGCGGGGGGAACAGCTGGAAGAACAGACGAAAAGGGGGTTTACTCACTTATTCAAGGAGTTTAAAAAATGACTAAAAAGGAACTAAAGGCGAAAGCTTTAGAATATTGTAAGCCTGGGGGCGTGGTTTATTCCACGCCCGACGGCTGCATATTTATACAAAAGTCCTTTGCAGTAAAGCATAGTGTTAAAACTATGCAAGAAATAACAGAGTATAAACAACCCACAAAAAAAGTAAAAAATGGCACTAAATAAGCTAACTTTTAACGTAAACAGCGCGGGCCTAGGCACTCCTCTAGCGAGTAGTGATCATAAAAGCGGTATAGTTTACTACAATAATACTTTACCCTCGGGTTTTTCAACTAGCGACCGTATTAAAACGGTTTTTAGTTTAGAAGAGGCCGAGGCCTTGGGAATTGTCGAAGGTACGGCAGCCCACGCGGTAGAGTGGTACCACATAAGCCAATTTTTTGAAAAACAACCTTCGGGCCAGCTTTCAATTGGTTACTTTGCAGTACCAGGAGGAACGCCGAACTTTTCGGAAATACAAACTTTACAAGACGCCTTAATAGGAGAGTTGAGACAAATAGCAGTTTATTTTATAAGCGCAGCTTACTCAGCTACTCAAGTAACAGCACTACAGGCAAAAGTAACAGCGCTACAAGCTGAATATAAATTTTTAAATGTGCTCTATGGGGCTGACATTTCGGGAGTATCCGACCTTTCAACCTTAGCAAGTTTAAGAACTTTAACCGCTCCCAATGTTTCGGTATGTATCGGACAAGACGGAGGAGGAAAGGGCGCGGCTCTTTACGGTTCTAAAGGTTATTCTATTACAGACTTAGGCGCTAAGCTTGGAGCTGTAGCAGCGGCAAACGTTAACGAGTCTATAAGTTATATCGAAAACTTTCCAATGGTAACAGACGGGACAGAGTTTGACGTCGTAGCCTTTGCAAATGGAGACGCCTTTTCAACTACCTCGGTAAGTTTACGCGAGGCCTTAGACGACAAAGGGTATTTATTTTTAGTCAAAGAAATAGGGTTAACAGGAACTTTTAACAATGACTCTTACACCTCTGTGGCAACTACTAGCGACCTGGCAACCATAGAAAATAATAGAACAATCGACAAGGCTAAAAGGCTTTTAAGGTTCTTTATTCTTCCAAAACTCGGGAGCCCGTTAAGAGTGAACACTGACGGAACTTTAAGGCCCGACACCGTGGCAACTTTCAAAGCTTTAGCAGAGAAAGGACTAGGACAAATGGAGACAGATAGAGAGTTAAGCGCTTACGAGGTTATTATTAACGCAGCGCAAAACGTTGTTAGCACATCCAAATTGGAGCTAACAGTTAAAATTGTACCCGTCGGAGTGGCCAGAGAAATAGTTATTAATATTGGTTTTGTACCAAAACTTTAAAAAATTTAAGACATGGCACTAGCAGACAACCCCCCATTAATTAACGGACAGGCATATAGTTACGCGGATATTATAGTAACTGTTTTAGGCGTTCCCGTGGCTGGCATTACCTCGGTAGAGTATAGCCAAGCTCAAGAAATTACGGAAAACTACGGCGCTGGGCGTTTCCCAGTAAGCCGAGGACTAGGGAAAATTGAGCACGAGGCAAAAATAACAATCGATAGGGCTGAACTTTCGGCACTAATCGACGCGGCCCCAGGCAACAGCTTACAAAATATCCCCGAATTTGACATTGAAATTAACTACGTTCCCGAGGGGTCAACACCTCGAACGGATGTAGTAAGGAACTGTAGATTTAAAAACACAATAGGAGGCGCAAGCGAAGGGGACAGCACAGTAATGGCAGACCTAGAACTAGCGGTTTCACATATTGACTGGAACAATTAAAAATTTTCATTCGTTGCGTGGTAGATTAATTTCTAAAAGCCCCTATTATGTAGGGGCTTTTTTTATTATCTTGGACCAATAATATAAATTAATCGATATGAAAGCATACGAAGAAAATGAAAAGCTATCTATAGAGGAGCTAAAAGAGAAATACGGAGTAATTTTTAAACTAGAAATTCCAATGAGCGACGGGGAGCAAATGGATTTAATAGTTAAGAAAGTAGGCCGCCGCGAATTTGACGCTGGAAGCAAAATTTTACAAAAAAATGAGATGCAAGGCTTAGAGTTCTTTTTAAGGTCTTTAACTATCCAAGGCGACCCCGAGGCTATAATAGCAGACTTTGACGCTATGAGAAGCGCGGGCGAGCTAATGGCCGATATTATAAGCGTTAAAACGGGAAACGTAACGAGGCTGTAAAAATAGCCGAGACGGTAAACCTTAGCGCAGCCAATGAGCTAAACCCCTTTAAATTTGGCGAGTCATTTTTTAAGTCAAAAATAGACGTCTATTTACAGGAGGTTAAGAATAGTGAACTTGAACAAATGGGCGCTTTATTACGTTACCATTTTAAGGTAGACCCCGACAAGTTAACAGACGCCCAATATTATAGGCTTGCGGCCCAATTAACTTGGGTTATTGAAATGGAAAACAGCAAGTATAAAAACAAGGACTAAGAGGGGCTTACAACGCCCCTTTTTTATATATTTACGAATATGAGTGATAAGGCTATTTATACAATAGAATTAAACGACAAGCTGAGCCCTGGCCTTAAAAAAGCCGTTTCGGCCTCTATGGGGCTAGATAAGCAAATGGGGAAAACTAGCGGCTCCGCTGTTAAAAGCTCCAAAGGCTTGGGAATGTTAGCGGGTGGATTTACTAAGTTAGTCCCTCAAATTGCCCTAGCAGCGGCAGCCATGAAAGCCTTTTCAATAGCTGGCGAGTCGGTAACTTTAGCCCGTAACTTTGAGGGGTTAACAAACGCAATTAACGCGGCGAGTGGCTCCGCTCAAAAAGGAGCTCAAAATATAGCCTTTTTAAGAGATAGGGCCAAAAGCTTGGGGCTGCCATTACTGGAAAGTATGGAAGGTTTTAAAACTTTGGCGGGCTCTTTTATGGGTACCTCCATGGAAGGGGCGGGCACACTTGAAGTTTTCGACTCTGTAGCGGGGGCGGCCACAGTAATGGGGCTTAGCGCCGAGCAAACAAAAGGCACCTTTTTGGCTCTTGGTCAAATGATGTCAAAAGGGAAGGTATCGGCTGAAGAATTAAACGGCCAGCTCGGGGAGAGACTCCCAGGCGCTTTGGGAATAGCCGCTAGGTCAATGGGTAAAACCAAGGCCGAGTTAATGAAGTTAATGGCAGACGGAAAATTAATGTCTGAGGACTTTTTACCAAAATTCGCCAAGGAATTAAAAAGAACTTTTGCGGGGGACCTTCCAAAAGCTTTGAATAGTAGCCAGGCACAATTGAACCGCTTTAATAATATGTGGATAGAGTTAAAACTCCGATTAGGAAAATTAATTTTACCCATATTAAATAAAGTAATGGGCGCCATTACTAAGCTAATGAACTTTTTTTCTAGGCATAAAAAATTCATAATAGACAATATTGTGAAGCCTATAATGGACATTTTTAACGTTTATAGAGAAGCTTATAGTTCACTTTTTAGCGAGTTAACAGACGGCTTTAAAACTAGCGCCACAGCGGGCGACATTTTTAGGGGCGTGGTTATTGGGATAGGCAAAGTATTAAAATTTATGCTGCCAATAATTAAATTTTTTGCTCAAATAATGACTGGCATTTGGAGCGGAATAATAAAGACTTGGAAATTTAGCACAAAAATAATTATAAACGTATTCAAATTTCTTTTTGCCTCCATTGCCTCAGTAGTACAAGACATTAAATTGC